TCCTACTCTAGGGGCTAACCTGGCTGCTTCTCTTTGAGCTGCTGCTTGTCCTGCGGGGTAAAGTCTAGGAGCTGTAGCCGCTCTTGGGGCTCTTCTAAGGGTTTCTGTAGCCAACCTACGACCTGCTGGTGCAGCTAACCTTTGAACTCCGGATATAGCTCCTTTACCCAGCATAAGAGAAGGAACAGCTCCTAAAGTTCTACCTGTCCAATAAACAGCTTCTTCTCCCCATCCTCTCTCGTCACCCGTAGGGAGCCCCGCATAAAAATCTCCCACTAAAGGAGTATCTTCGTCCCACATATCCATTGATAGTTCATCAGTAATACCTTTGGTAAAAGCAGGAAAACCGAAGCCTCTATGCCTATCCCACCAATCGGGAACATCTTCTTGCCACCAATCAGTAACACCTTCCCAAGTATCACTTAACCAATCAGCAACCCCAGACGTCACAGGATCTCTGTCAGGTACTGGAGCTGCTTGAGTTACAGTATCTACGTCTAACATGGGAGATATAGTTGCGGGGCCTGTAGTTTCAGTGTAAGCTCTAGTCGGAGTGGCTCTTTCTCCAGGGCTCACAAGAGGAGAAGAAAGAGTATCTGTAACCGTATCCACAGTATCTCTAATACCTTCTCTGGCTCCTCCATAAGCTCTAGACAACATATCAGCTGTTCTCTCGTAGGTATCCTGAGCAAAATCAGTTACGTGTTCTCTAGTTGTATCATAGGCTTCTGTAGCAACTTCTCCAGCTCCGGTTAGTATGTCGCCCAATACGCCACCTAAAGGGGAATCACGCTCTTCAGTCCGTTGTCTAACAGTTTGCTGTCTAGCGGCTTGGGGAGTTCTTTGTTCTTCTTCTTTATCATGAAGAAGACTCCTTAACGGAGAGAACAGTGTTGTATTCTTATTAACCATTTTTAACGTCCCCCTTCATACAGTTGACGATAGTACTCCACAAGGTCAGCCCTTTCTTCTGGCCTATCTTCTGTAGCTACCCACATAGGGTCGTCCTGAGCCATGCTTATTATTTGTTCAGCAGGATCAGGGCTTTCATACCCCAATACGTGTTGGAACCCTGTTGGAAGTTCATCTATAGATGTTCCTTCTAATATAGCTCCCCAAGCTGCTTGTTCCGCTAAATCACCGAAATCCACAGTTGGGGGAGCTTGAGCCTGAGTTCTTTGGGCTGCTTGTTGTGCTCTGAGTTGTTCTTCAGTAGCCCATTGGTCAAAGTGCCTATCCAATTCTCTTTGTCTTATGTCTTCTTCAGCTAAATAAGCCTCGAACTCTTGAGCTTCTCTTCTTGACAACAAGTCTTGGTAGCCCATCCATTGGTCCCAATGTCTATCTTCTTCAACCCTGATTCTTTCTATGTCAGCCATCCACAGGCTGGCGTGTGTTTGTTCTTGTTCGGAAAGTAGTGCTTGTTCTTGCATCCACTGATCAAACATCCTTTGTCTCTCTTGAGACTCGTACTCTCTTTCTAACATGGATAGTTCATCTAGGTATTGGGCTGCTAATTCTCCCCGTCTAGCTTCTAATGCTTCTAATTCTCCTCTGGTTCTCCTTTTATCCATAGACAACTCTCTGTCAATCTCAGCAATAGCCATACCATAAGACTCTTCTAATCCAGCTCTGTCTTGCTGAGCTTGGAGCCTAGCTCTAGTACCAGCTGCTTCTCCCAACTCAGTTCCATATAAACCTCTATCTCTAGCGGAGGCAGCAGCTTCTCTCTGCGCCGCAGTTGCTGCTTCTCCTAATTCTTCCATTCCTCTAGTTCTTTCCATCTCTAGCCTGTCTCTTCTGCGGTCCGCCTCCATTCTCATCTCGTCTAAGCTTCTGTGTAAAGCTCTTACTTGAGGATCAGTTTCTAAGTCAGCTCTTCTTTGAGCCATCTCAGCTAACTCTTCATCTGTTCTTAAATCTAACTCCTCTCTAGGAGGTTCCTCATACTCTGGTATTTCTCTAAGTTCCGGAGGCTCGTATATAGGGTCTACTTCGATAGGTTCGTATTCGGGTATATCTCTAAACTCTGGAGCCTCGTACTGTCTCGGACCTAAGTCTGGTCTTTGATATTGTGTAGGAGTATAAGCAGGTCCAGTAGTACCCCCAGCAGGCTGTTGGTATTCTTCTAATAATTCTTGTAAAAGATTTCTATCTGTTTGGTCCGGAGGACCTCCCACTGGATCAAGCCACCTCGGTCTGTCCTCTCTAATAGGAGGTAGCATACCATCTCGTGCCTCAGGAGCTTGTGGGCTTATATCTCTTACTGGTGCCGATGCGTCAACCCCTTGCTCTGCCATTAGCTTTTGCCTTTTATCTTTTTCTGCTTGCTTTTTCCTTGCTTCCTTTATAGAGTTACCAATGCTACCATGTCCTAACATAATATCGCCCCCTTTAATTGCACCGGGGTTACCGGGCATTAAAAATTATATTCTTTTTGTGACTTTTCCTTTTCCTCTTTTTCTTTTTGTAGGTATAGTGCTTCTAAATTAGCACAAAGGATTGCGTTTTCATACTCCAACTCCGCAATTTTGTTAGCCAACCTCTTCAAAGCGGAATCTCCATTGACCTTCTCTTCCATGTTAAACACCCCTTAAACATTAATCTTGTTAATTTTATCTTTAGCAGATTCTACATCTTGCTTAATTTTTATCTCCAAAGCTTCCCTGGCATCGTCCCTCATCTTATCTCCAAACTTATCCATATCGTCAATTTCATCTTCAATCTCACGTAATAATATCCTTGCTTCTCTTATCTGGGTTCTAATCTCTATCATGTTATACCTCCTTACGCTTCTTCCCAGTCTCCTACCGGGTCAGCATCTATGATAACTCCATATCTTGTATCAAAACTACTTCTCCTTTTATAAACAGTGTCATTTTCTACTTTCACATCTGTTATTATCGAACGTGATATAGTTTGGCCCGCATCTCCAGACATATATAATATTCCATCTATATATGCGTTACTACCTACGTTTAAATGTCGATCAGCATTTAAATCGCGACCCGAGGTTATATCATTATCAGCATTGATCCTATTGTATATATCCACCGTTCCACTTGCCCTTACCGCAAAGTTGGTATAGCCGCCCCTATAAACCCTAAACTCATCAGCATCCTGAAATAGATAATTACTATCATCCCTTTTCCATCTCGCCGCAGGGGAGCTCGTCTCACTTGGAGAGTAATAATTGTGAACACCGTCTGCGTCAGGGTCTATTACAAAGTTGCCTCCTGCTGCCCCTACCCATCCACTGGGAGTAACCACAAATTGGCCGTCTTGGATATCAATTGAATTAGTAACTACTATATCATCAGTAGCTATATAATCAGCACTTAGCACCCCTGTATCTATCCTACTGGCATCTATTAATCCCGTTGCTATATAGCCTCCGTCAATAACCGTAGTACCCATTTTAGCCTTCTCAACTAAATCTTCGTAAGCTAGTTTTCCGGCTTCGGCTGTAGATATTTTTTCTGTGGGATCATACCCTTCTTCAAAAGTGCTTTCTCCTCCTACCTTAACCTGTCCCGCTTCTAACATACCTTCTACCTTCAAAGCACTCACAGACTTAATATTACGGTTTAAAACTCCTTCGTCTTGCAAGTTTAAATAGTCAACGTTTCCTCCTAAAAGCCAAAACACGTTCCTAAAGTTATCGTTAATAGGGGTTACCATTTTTGGCCCTACACTTACTACACCTTTACGTTTTATTACAGGCAAAAAAATTACCCCCTAAACTCTCATTTCTCTAATAATATAGTGGATATTTAAACCATGAACCTTAAATGGTCCTTCTTTCCTGTTACTAAACTTTATTTCTACAAAATTAAAAAGCTCGCTTGGCGGTGAAAAATCTTTTCTAGTTATAATAGTTTTCTTGAGGCTTCCATGCATATCTACAAGAAAAGCTCTTTTCCATATATCAAAATCTTCTCTCATCTCTACCAACATATCTTGTTCGGCTTTGTTAAATACTATCTGCAGTCTTCTTATCCTTTTTAGTCTCTCAGGAGAACCAAATACTAAAGCTCTTGTGGATAAATAAGCCTCAACCATATCTTCATCGTCTTTGTAATCGTCAACTCCATACTCTCTTACGTAACCATCAGGAGAAGCGAATAAAAGCTTATTGTCTTTAGTCTTAACAAAATCTAAAGCTTTAAATCCTCTATGCTGAACCCAAGCATTAGCAGCATAACCTTGCTCTCTGTAAAGCTCCGACACTATTTCAGTGTTGAATTGAAGTATTAAATCATTGTTGTCTTTTTCGGGAACTGCTAACATATAAGCTCCGCCCCAATCTACGGCTGCAGCTTTATCAACCTTATTTAAATCCAAACCTTTAAACTGTTTAGGTATCTTCTGAGAAATTTGGTGGGGCATAGTTCCGTCATACATATAAACACCTTTGTCAGATAGAAAAAACAAATGCCCATCTATTTCTCTCACAGACCTACTGGAAACTGTACCCACACTATCAATCTCTTGTGCTAAAGCGAAATTTTCTGGTTCCGAACCATAAACAGCCCACATAGAAGTTTTAGTAAAAATTAAAAGCCTGTCACCAAAAGGAACTATAGCCTTTATATCTTCACCTTTATCAGATGAAACTCCTATAACGTATTCAGTAGGGAAATACCCATACTTTACAGTACCCTCAATATCATGCCCACAGAATAACACTCTGTCTGGTTTCTCTTTGTCTACTAACCATATCCTGAATTTGTGAAAAGCTATTAACCAAGGATTGACTGGAAAAGAGTTTTCTCCAAACTCTATTATTTCGTCTTCTGTGGGGCTGTATTCATCTAACTCGTTAACCTCATTACCGTCATAATAAAAGTAACCATCTTCTCCGTTCACAAAATAACAGTGGTTTTTAACTCTGTTAGTTACAAACTCAAACCGGCTTCCAGACGTAAAATCATCTTTAAGAGCGTCCCAATTATCACCGTTCTTAACTAAAAAACTGTCTCCTGAAGCAGCTAACAAGTGTGCATTACCATCACCATCCACAAACTCGTAAAGAGAATTAACCTCGTTCCCTACAGGATTACTTACGTATTTGTCAGTACCTGGTCTTATTTGAAAAGGTCCTCTTTCGTCAAGCAACACGTTCTGTAGATCAGGAGACTCATTCTCTCCTAAAAACATAACAGAGTCACGAGTATTAAGTCCCCCAGAGAAATCGTATATCCTGTATTCGTCTTTAACAGTCACTACAACCACCACCCCGAAATACCCAACCTATCAGGGTCATGAGATTGGCTTCTAAGTTTAGTAGCTTTACTAACTACTTTTTCATTGAATTTATTCAAATACATATTACCTACTGCCAAGTCAGCTTCCACACCTTCCGCATGGTCTTGCCAATAACGACCGACACAAAAGTTTACTATATCTGGATGGAAGACAGAGTGCACTTCTGGTTTAGACTCGGGGTCATAAGGGTTTATTCCTGAGGGAGACCTAAGGTATCTTACCTTATAATGTCCCCCTTTAGGAAATCTAAACTTGCCATACTTAGTAAGAGTAACATTTTTTACAATTCTTTGAAAAGATTCTGGCTCCTCTGCTCCTTCCCATATAACTTCTATGGTTTCTACATAATCTTCAGGAACATCTTTCTCTTCATTGTCTTTCTCTACTTCGTATTCTTCTTCAGCAGGTATTCCCCATTGAATAGCTACATCTTGTTGAGCTTCGTCTATATATTGAGCCAACCTAACGAGGTCAATCTCAACACGGATGATACTTTCAACTCTTCTTTTTAAATCCGTAAAAGTAAGCACTATGCCTTCCCTCCCAACTTTACCTTACTATAGTAGGATTGTATCCCCCTCGAACTAATAAGTCTACCACAGGTTGGGGCAGCATAACCGGGTTACCCCTCTTGATCTGATATATCCAACCGTTTATACTAACTGTGACTGTCACGTCTTCGGGGTTGAGTTTGTCTGAGGGTATCATTACCTTTTCTTTAGGTTTCTCAGATAACCTCTTACCGGTACTTTTACTAAGAGCACTAACATCAGGCTTAACATATTCAGCTTCCTTTTTAGTAGAATCTTTAACTACGTGGTCAGTAGCTTCTTTGAGGGGCCCTTCATCGAAACCCTTTTCCGGGGACGAATCAACATTTTCTTCTTCCTCCCCAAATTCAGGCGTCATGTATCCGCCTTCATCTTCTTCGGCTTCTTCAGAATCTTCTGCTTCTACTTCTTCTGTAACTTCTACTTCTTCTTCCTCACTCTTTTTCTTCTTTTTCCTAGGCATAAAATTTCTCCTCCTTATGTTTTTTAAAAAAACGAGGGCAGCTTAAACTGCCCCCGCCCATAACTCAAATTAATAGACTAAAGTGAACCTACGCTAGCTGCACTTTCTACTCGAAGTATACAGAGTTCTTCCAACCTTGCGGTAGCGAGATAAGCTTTCCAACCTACGGTGCTACGTTGGTTCAAGGGGTCACTAGTTCCACCTTCTCCAAGACCTTTAACTATGGTCTCGGGGCTAGAAGAACCATCAATATCTGGAACACCATAAGCATCTTTACCGATTATGATAGTTCCGTACACGTCAGTACCACCTTGTCCTTCTCCCTCAAAGATAGGAGCCAAGGTACTCTCTACGTATCTTACACCGTAGAGCTTACCGATCTCACCCTCAATCATGTTACTGGGGTCAGTGTACTTGTGTACATCTTCCCAATTATTATCTCCCATGATATCGTGAGCTACGTCGGGGTGGATAATACCTATCCAGGCTTTAGGAGAACCTTCAACCTTTTTAACATTGTTACGAGCCATAAGCTGGCGGATACGTCTCATATCACTACCGCTCATAGTATCGTTTGATTCTACGTCCCCTCTTTCAGAGCGACCCCCAACGTAATAAACGTTGGTTCCCGCTGCTACTACGTCTCGAACTATCTTATCGAGACTCTCACCAGCCTGTTCACCTTGAACCTCTAGAGTTTCAGTTACCACAGGATCTATACCCATCATGTCTATCTTGTCAGTCAAGAGTACCCAATCACCGTACCCTTCTATGGTAGACGTAATAGTCATGACGTTGATATTGTTACCCTGAGGTGTTACTCCCTCTACTAGAGCATCAGTTACAGCATCTAACTTTTGAAACCTACGGAAGTTTACAGTGTCACCTTCGTTTTTAGGAACAGTCTTCTTCTGACCATACTGCATAAACACAAGCGACGGTATTAGCCTGCTAAGCAAAGTACGGTCATAAAACGTTTTATTTTCTTCGGAAATGTTTGACAGAGAATTTATGTTACTTGCAAAACGCTGCAAATCAAAGTTAAATTCTTTAGCCATTGCTAATTTCACTCCTTTCTTAATTTTATTTTTTAACCAATGGCTAACCAGGCAAACTCTTTATCGCCCTTCTGTACCGCTGTGCCCAGCTTGAAACCTCGGTTATCAACAGTTATACCGTTGCTGTCTACCATGTTGACTTGAAGTCCGCTGTCGTCAGAGTACTTAATAGCAGAAGCATCGTCCATACCTTCAAACCACTCACAAACCTGTCCAGTTTTAGCCTCATCAGGAACTACCACACGGACGTAACGAGGCTTAACTCCGATCTCTATTTCCAAGTCAGCAGCCCCATCTTCACTCTTTCCTACTCCCATGAAGCATTGTCCGTCAGCTTGAGTTACCATCTTTTTTACATCACTAGATCCAGCTGTAAGGCCCTCTTTGAAACCCATATCTTTTACACCTCCTGTTTATTAACTTTTAGTGAACTTACCCGATTTAGCCTCTTTGATATGTCTTTCAAACTCCTCTTGAGACATGTCTGCATAAGAAGGTTTCTTAGCCTTCTTTTTAGTACCCGAAGATTTTATAGAGGAACCCTTTCTTCGTTTTACGTTTTTAAGAGTATCCTGTTCTGCTTTTCGGGTTAAGTTGCTAGGGAGATTACCACTCATAGTCTCCTTAGCTACGTATTTCTCATAAGCATCCCTCCAAGAAAGAGTACCCCCATGGTTGTCTCTGTACTCTTTTCTTATCTTAGATATCTCTTTCTCATTCCATTCTGGTAAATAGGGCTTCTCTTTCCTCTCTTCTTCTATTTCAAGTTTGACTTCACCTTTTGTACTATTTTCACCTACGTCCTGCAATTGTCCTTCTAACCTTCTTATATAACTACTCTGTTGGTCTAAAGCGGTCTGTTGGTCCACAAGAACTCTTGCTAATTCGGGAGTAATAGAAAGCTGATCTGCTATCCTGTCTATCTGCTCTCTACTAACACTTGGACGTCGTTGTTGCGGCTGTGGTTGCTGTTGCGTCTCTGGGGTACTCTTAATGTCCTTAGGAACTATACCTTCTTCTTTAAGTTCCTGCAACACTTCATCTTTAAGTTTTTGCCTGTCTTTTTTCAACTTCTTAGCAAAAGCTTTAGGGTCTACCTTTTCTTCCTCTTCATCATCACCCTCTTCTTCCTCTTCATCATCACCCTCTTCTTCCTCCTGCCCGGCGTCGGCAGAATCATCTACGCCCGAATCTTCGTCTTCCTCGTATTCAATCTCTTCATCTTCTTCCGGCCCTTCCGGTTCTTCCGTCCTTTTCGGTACTCTGTCATCCGCAAACAATTGCAAATCAAATAAATAACCTTTAGACATTTTTTAAATTTCCTCCTTGATAGCCGGCGTCGCTACCTAATTAACGCCCGTATTTTTGTTACCTTCTTCTTCTTTCCGGCGGTCTACCTCTTGTTCCTCTTTCTTTCGGTTCTTCTCTAGCAGCGGGTTGTCTAGGCGTGGGTATTTGTCCGCCCCCACCTCGTTCCATAAGTTTACCTAACTCTCCTTGAACCCCTGCTTCTTCTCTAGCTCCAGCTTGTCCTCCTACCATCTGAGCTACAAGACCAGGAAGTTGAGCTATAAGAATGTCCATCTCTTCTCTCACTACCTGCCTTATAAGCTCAGTGTCTCCTCCTGCAGCCATACCCCCTGCTCCTACACCTTGTCCAGGCATAGGGGGAGGCGCCATTTGGCCTCCTTGAGCAGGAATGTCAGCTCCACCAGGCGGAATAGGTCTTCTATTAGGCATTATCTTCACCTCCTTAAAATTATAAACCTTCGGCTGCCTCTTCTTCAGCAGCCTCCATCTCTTCTTCAGCCTTGCTTAACATACGCATCATCTCGTCCCAAACTTCCGGAGTAACTTCCATACCCTGATCTCTTGCTTTGTTCAGTGTAGTGTCTATGATTTGTCGTATTATCTCTATCTTCTGTTCTATTCTTCTTTGCTGCTCCTCTTTCATTCTTTGTTCTCTCTTGTTTAATATCTTATCGGATAATGGGAATATATTAATGGGAACATTTTCTAAATATTCTTCAGGGGTAATTACCGCTTTTTCCAAAAGATTATCCAACTGCTGTGAAAGCAAAGACTTATTAAAAGGAGAAGCAGCATCTGCTCTTACAGTAACATCAAACTCCATATCTTGCAAATCAGTAGCCTTGAACCAAATAAATCCTTCTATGTTGTTTTCTTTGACAATCTTAAACATTCTACTTTCAGTGTAAAATTCTTTCCAATGGCTAAGGAAAATATAACCTATATCCTTAATAGCCCTCATGAGCCGTCTTTGTATTCCTCTTATCCTTATACCTGCAGCTTCTTGCAAAGCCAATATAGCTGAAGCATTAAGTCTAGCTCCAGGAGCTTTACCAGACCAAGCCTCATGTACTCCTGAAGTATCTTTCATGTTAGTAACAATAGCTTCTCTCAGCTGAGGTATATTCGGAGCCGGCGAGGGCGGTGTCATATATTCCACAGCCCAATATCCTGGAGGTGAGTTGTCCTCTATAACACCTCCTCCAGGCCCTGCTGGTATACTGTGCCTATTAACAAAACTAGTCTTTATTCTTACATTAGGAACTCCTGTTTGGTATATAGAGAGTAAAGAAACTCCAGCCAGCCTATTTTCTTCTTTCTGATTATTAATTAAGTCTTTAGCTTCAGGTTTACCGAAAAAACATCCCCTTCTAGGAAGCCAATTAAAAGCTGCGAAAGGATATAAACCGGATTTGTAAAGATTGTCTTGAGACCTGATAACAAAATCGTTTATTACCACACGGTATTTTAAGTTTACAGGAGACTCTTTTAACCTCTCTTGTTCCTCGCTTTCCCCTTCCCCATCCTCTTCATACCCCTCAAAGTCTTCATCTTCTTCATCTTCTTCATAATCATCGTTATACTCTTTCCACCAACAGTGTAAAACAGTGACGTATTCATTATCTCCTTGTTCTATTTTCTTTGAAGAATATATATTAGACCTTCTTTTGAGCTGATCATCAGACTCTATATAATCTACTAACTCTGGACTATGTTCTTTGTAGTAATCTTTAGCTTCACTAACAGTAATTCTTTCTACCATTATTATCCAAGGCTGTCTTTGCATAGCTCTAGGAGGTAAGCTAGGATCGCCCGGTATGAAGTTCACAGGGTCTACTTCATGAACAACTACGTTACCAACATAGAAGCTCCCTTCAGTTCCTCCTACAACTGAATCATCCCAAGGAACAAACCATATACCCGGACCTAATACAGCAGCACTTCTAGCTCCCTCCTCTACCAGGTCACTCATGTCTAAGCGGTGCCACTCTCTTTTTGCTATATGAGACAGAACCTCTGCTGCGTCTATAGTAGTTACT